GAATATTGGTTTCTATCTTTTATAGGAGATGAAGATAATGGTTATGACTACGATATAGTAGAGGTAGAAGCCATAAGTCCAAAACAAGCATTATTAAAGGCAAAACAAATAGCTTGTAGAGGTGCAAAACATTTTACAATATTATGAGAAATTTAATTGAACAAGCATTTGACAAACTTGTAACTACTAAATCAATAGATCAAAGATTTATAGAATACTCAAAAAAATACCCTAATACATTAGTAAGTTACAAAGGTAAAACATATAAAAATGGTAAAATTAAAATATGATAAAAGCAACAATACATTTTACAACTAATACTGGTAGAGTAACAACAGTAACAAAAGAATTTAATGGGCAAAGGCATATAGACAATTTTGTAACTTATGCCACAACCTATTGGAATAACATAACAGGACTAGACAAAATAGAATATGAAAAAAGTTAAATTTATACTAAAGATAGTAGGAGAGTTTTTATTTGTAGCATCAATATTTTTTATGTATTGGTTAGCTATGGTTATCTATTATGGATAAAATTTATTAAATTTAGATATGGATAAAATACAGAACTTACACGATCTAAAATATTATACTAATATGAACCTTATAACTGAGTTAGCTCTAAAGTGGAGTAAGGCAAGACCTAACAACAAGGAAATACAGGCATTATCTAAGGCAATAACAGATATTGCATTTTATGTTATTAGGGTGCAAGAAGATTTAGCACAGCATAAGGTAGCTATTAGTGATTACAGACAAGACAAAAATAAAGCAATATTAGAGTATCGTGATATAAAAGAAAAATTTGACAACTTAAACAAACTACAAGCAACCACTTAGAATTTTTCATAAGAAAGTTTAGTTAGTTAATTTGAGTAGTTTGGTAGTGGGCAGACATATACATTTTCCAAGTGGTTTGGTGTATGTCTAGCTCACTTTTTTATTTATTAAAAATCGTAAATTAAATTCGTTATATAGTTATGAAAAAGAAGTTAAGTGTTCCTAATGATTTAAGCGAAATAACATTAGGTCAATATCAAAAGTTTCACAGAATACAAGAGCAAAATGATGATCCCTATTTTATACAATGTAAAATGATAGAGATTTTTTGCAATTTAGATGCACTAGCTGTAAGGAAAATGAAAATGTCTGATGCAGAAAGAGTAGCTAAAATAATAAATGATATGTTTGAAAAAAAACCACCTCTAATGCACAGCTTTTATTTAAACAGCAAAGAGTTTGGTTTTATTCCTGATCTTAATAATATAAGTTTTGGAGAATATATTGACCTAGACACACATATATCAAACTGGGAAAATATGCACTTAGCTATGAATGTATTATACAGACCCATAAAACAAAAGATAAAAGACAAATATCTAATAGAAGAATATGATTTAGAGAGAAAAGATGCTTTGTTAGAAATGCCAATGTCTGCTGTAATGGGTTCAATTTTTTTTTTGTTTCGTTTAGGGAGAGACTTGTCGAAGATTATGGCGAGTTATTTGGAAAAGGAGAGCAAGGGGGACTTGACAGCGTTTCTATCTTTTCAAGAAAATATGGATGGTTTCAATCAATATATGCACTCGCTAAAGGGCGTGTTGAAAGATTTGAAAATATCACTAAGTTAGAATTGCATAAATGTCTATACACCCTAGCTTTTATGAAAGACAAACAAGAAATGGAAAATAATAAAATAAAAAAGAATTTTAATAAATGAGCAATCAGGGTATAAGAGGTTTTTATCAAATAAGTGAGACAATAAAAAACCAGTTGTTAGATGACATAAACATCAATACAGTAACTACTGGAGACATTACAAATATCAATCTTAGAAAACAAGATATATTTCCACTTGGTCATATTATTATAAATAGTGTTACAATAGAAGAACAGGTATTAAGATTTAACATTACGATACTAACAATGGATATTGTAAATATGCAGAAAGAAGAAACAGTTGATATATTTAAAGGTAACACTAATGAACAAAATATACTTAACACACAGTTAGGTGTAATGAACAAAGTAGTGCAGGTTCTAAAAAGAGGTACACTACACGAAAATCAATACCAGTTAGATGGTAACCCTGTGTGCGAACCTTTTTATGATAGGTTTGAAAATGAGTTAGCAGGATGGTCAGCTAATATGGACATAATAATTCATAACGATATAACTATATGCTAAAATGGAAGTTTCTGAAAATTCAAAATTAACACTTGATCTTAAAACTATTGGAGTAATAATATTTTTTACAATATCACTAGCAACGACATATTTTACTTTGTCATCATCAGTTGCACAAAACTCACAAGATGTTGCAGACTTAAAAGACAACTCTGTAAACCCTATTGAGTTTCAATACAAAGATGAATTAGTGAGATCAACAGTACAAAGGTTAGAGGAAAAACAAGATGTACTTTCTGAGGACATAAGCGAGATTAAAGAAAACTTACAAAAAATAGATGAGAGATTATATCAGATTAGTAAAAACAGATGAGAATTTTAATATTTATACTGCTATTTTGTAACACAGTTTTTGGTCAAAAATTTAAAAACGATATAAGTGTAGTACAATTTACAGCAGGTTTTGTAAAAGAATCAGAAGTAAAACTAACACCTTTTGAGGTGTACAATGTGTACTATTTTAAAATAGAAGATAGAGCAGTTTTATTTAAAGAAGAAAATATAAAATATTTACCTACTGTTATATTGTATCATAATGGCAAAGAAATAATTAGAGTAGAAAGTGGCATAGACCTAAAATTACCTGACAACTGTATTGAATTAATAAGCAAAAACATAGAAAAACTAATAGAAAACAAATTTTAATATGAAAAAATTACTAACAATATTATTTTTATTAATATCATTTAACATACAAGGACAGTTTTTTAAAGATGTGTTTAAGTATTCAACTTTGTACACATCTTACACAGAAAGCAGTCCTTTATTTACACCTGATAGATATTTTGTAACACAAGAGGGAGATGTTGTAGATATAACACCTGAAAAATCTAATGACTATTTATTAAGTTTTGGATGGCGTAGAATTGCAAGATTTGATTACGAAAATAAAGCTAAAAAGTTTTATGATGGCACAGAGCAAAACTCCAGTTTACAGTCAAACTCAGGATCAATAAAAGGACTAGAATATTTATTTCAATATACAAAAGGTAAACAAAGAGGTAGAGACTTTACAAGTCAAAGATACTTTGTAAGATACCTAGCAAAATACTGGAGTGTAAAATATGAAATGCAGCAAAATGGTCTGATAAATTTAGATTATAAAGCAGCAGATGTAAGGTTTAGATTACCTATAAAAAAATTTAATTTAAGTCTAGGGTCAGTTGTAAGAACACACAAACCTTATGGATATTCTCCTATTGCAGAATACTTAGCACCTGATGATGTAAACTGGTGGGACTTGGCTTATGAGTATGGCTTCCAAGATGTAGGTTATTGGATAGATTATAATTTTGATGGAGAACCTGATGCAATAGACTGGTACTGGCTAGATGAAAACGGAGAAAGAGTAGCAGACACAGATTTAGATTTTAGAAAAAATGATTATGAAGATATTGTAAATCATTACAACAAAACACAACTAGATGCAATAGGAACTTTAGGTACATTGTCAGGAGTTGTAGGACTAGATTTTTACCATTATGGAAATGGTGGTAAATGGTGGTTACATAGTTGGGGTAATGTTTACCCTATACACAAACATATAAGAGGTAATGAAGATTTTAGTTATGAAAGATTTTTAGGTAAAAATGACTGGATAGATTACAATTACGGAGTTATGTTTGGATGGAATATTACAAAGAAATTTGGAATATTCACAGAATATGAAAAAACTAAATTTTGGGATAAAGATTTATTATATCTTAAAGCAGGTTTAAACTGGCAATTATAATGTTTAAAGAAAGTAAAAAAGAATTAGAGAATTTTGCTAGATATGTAATACAGCAATCTAGGAGTAATCTGACAAGAGAC